TGAGCCAACTAGATCGCCACCAAGTCTCGGAGTGAAGCGACCAGTAATGCCTGACTTACGCCCAGCGGTTTCGTAAATTGCGCCTGCTGCGGATTTGTTAATAATAGATGCCAAGGCTCTAAAGCCTCTGCGATTTGCTTTGCTAGGAGTGGTTTTGTATCCAATCCCACGCTTGGCAATCTGAGAGTCAAAGCCCACGCGCTCCCATTTACCTTTTTGGTTACCAACTAACCAGCCGCTAGGTGCTTGCTCGTTGCTTGGAATATAGCCACGTGCTTGCTTAACGATAGGTTTTAGGAAACTAGCAATTTCCTTTTGAGTTTCTTTCGCTAGATCAGGGGTGAAGTTTCTCAAAGCCCTACGGAGTTCAAGTGCGCCTTTTACGGTTGTTGGCATCGGCTTGCTCCTTCGCTCTGTCTTTCAGGGCTTGAAGTAAAGTCCTGAACATTGTGTGATCTAGTTCAATTAAAGTCTGGGGCGAGAGTCCTGTCTCTAGCGATAGTCTCGCTACGAGATAGGTGAAGGACTCTCGCGTTACTCCAAAGGGTCGTCATCGAGAACTTCAACCTTAGTCAAAGTTTCCAAGAACGCTTCTCCGAAGGGTTTAACGGTTTCACCCGACCTACGAATAGACTCCCAGCAAAGCCAGTAAACATCGCTCTGCTTTTCGTCATCTCTAAAGGCTTTGTGAAAACCCTTCTTCGCATATTGCTCGAAGGCATACTCGATCGCTGGTGTGATCTGGTATTCGTTTACGCTTCCGTCTGCCCTTGTAACCTTTAGTTTTGCCATGCTTGCCCCTTAGTTAGTTATTACGCTGTTGTTACTGCAACAGTACCGTTTACTGTCCAGGTTACGCTTTGTGTGCCAAGATCGCCAACTGCGCCGTTAATATCGGTTAGGTTATTGACTAGGCAAGTCATTGTGTAAAGCGGGTTAGTCGCTGAGACCGCTGCTGAAGTTTGCTTTGCTGTAACTGATGGATTTATCTTTTGGAATGTAAGTTATAACGCAAAATCAAGGTTTGAGTATATCCAGCAAATATCAGGGCGATTGCCTTACCTTGTAGAGCAAATATGCTGGAAAAAAAGCAGCACAATCCCATTCAAAGGGTCTTTGATGCGCGATTGGGAGCCTGTGTTTTTGTTCTCAACGAACAAGCAGCCTGTCGCGGTCAAGGAGGTTACGAGTAATTTTTGGCAGATCAGCAACACTGGGGCGCAGGCAGAAAATCACAAGGCTTGCTTCCCGGTTGCATTGCCAGAAAAGGGAATAAGCATTGTCGCAAATAACACAGGTTTGGTGTTTGATCCGTTCGGCGGCAGCGGTTCAACCTTGATCGCCTGTGAAAAGACCGGACGCGAAGCCCGCCTGATGGAGCTGGACCCGAAATACTGCGACGTTATCGTCCGTCGCTGGCAAGCCTTCACCGGCAAGCAAGCCACCCTTGAATCGTCAGGCGCAACCTTTGAACAGGTGGCGGCTGACCGCAAAACGTAGGAGATTGTCATGGGATTGAGAGGGCCAAAGCCGACGCCAAATGTCGTCAAGCTATGGCAAGGCAACCCTGGCAAGCGCCCGCTGAATCTGTCGGATGGGGTCAACCCTGAGATTGAGATCCCATCGCCGCCAAAGTGGCTGTCGAACCACGCCGTGCGCGAGTGGCGCCGGATCTCGGCAGAGCTGGAGGTGCTGGGCCTGATCGCCCAGGTCGACAAGGCCTCACTGGCCACGTACTGCCAGACATGGGGCGATTTGTGTGATCTGGAGATGGCCTTTGCGGCCCAGAAGAAGCGCGCCAAGGAGCAGCTGGGCGACAACGACACGTCGTTGATGGCCGCCTACTTCCAAAAAACCCCCACCGGGTTCCTGCGTGAAAGCTCGATCCACCGAAAGATCGTTGAAATGCGCAGCGAGCTGGACCGATATGTCAAGAACTTCGGCCTGAACCCGGCCTCGCGCGCTCGGGTCTCGCCGTCCAATTACGTGCAGCCTGGCTTGCCTGGCATTGAAGAAGCGCCCCAGCACGCCACCGGCTTTGCCCGGTTTTCGCAGCTGGGTCGCTAGGTCGTGGGCAAGCATTCGGACGCCGCCCTGGACTACGCCAGGCGGGTGCAGTCGGGCGAGAGCCCGGCGTGCAAGTGGGCACGGCTGGCCGTCGACCGCCAGCTTGACGACCTGGCACGCGAGCCCGGCGACAGCTGGCCCTGGGTGTTTGATGCCGACCGGGCCGAGCGGCCCTGTGACTTCCTGGAGCTGCTGCCGCACATCAAAGGCAAGTGGGCCCGAGAGAGACGACTGATCGAGCTTGACCCGTGGCAGTGCTTCATCCTGACCACCGTGTTTGGATGGGTGCACCGCGACACCGGCCTGCGCCGGTTCCGTGAGGTGTACCTGGAGATCCCGCGCAAGAACGCGAAAAGCACGCTGAGCAGCGGCGTCGCGCTGTACATGCTGACGGCCGACGGCGAACAAGGTGCCGAGGTCTACAGCGCGGCCACCACGCGCGACCAGGCGCGCATCGTGTTCGACGATGCCAAGGCGATGGCCGAGCGCACGCCCGACATGCGCACCTATCTGGGCGTGGCCATCCTGCAGCACTGCATCACCGTGGCGGCCACGGCCAGCAAGTTTGCGCCGCTGGCGGCCGAGGGCAGCACGCTGGACGGCCTTAACATTCACTTTGCGGTGCTCGATGAGCTGCACGCGCACAAGACGCGCGCCGTGTATGACGTGATCGACACCGCACGCGGTGCGCGCGAGCAAAGCCTGCTGTGGAACATCACCACCGCCGGCACCGACCGCAGCGGTATCTGCTACGAGCGGCGCACGCACCTGACCAAGGTGCTGGATAGGGTGGTCGATGACCACAGCATTTTCGGGATCATCTACAGCATCGACGACGCGGACGACCCCTTCGTTGAATCCAGCTGGGCAAAGGCCAACCCGAACTGGGACGTGAGCGTTCTGCGCGACGACATGGAAGGCGCCGCCCGCAAGGCGGAAATCATGCCGTCCGCGCTGAACAACTTTCTGACCAAGCGCCTGAACGTCTGGGTCAGTGGCGAGACGAGCTGGATGGACATGCGGGCCTGGGAGCGCTGCGCCGACAGGGCACTGCAGATCAGCGATTTCGCGGGTGAACCCTGCTGGATGGGCCTGGACCTGGCGCAGAAAAAAGACTTTGCAGCCCTATGCATCGTCTTCCGGCGTGAAGACACCTGGTTTGTGTTCACACGTCTGTACCTGAATGAGCTGGCGGTGGCGGAAAGCGGCAATGCGCACCTGTCGGGATGGGCCCGATCGGGTTACGTGCAAGTGACCGACGGCGACATCACCGACTTCGACGTGGTGGCCGAAGACCTGCGCGGCTACTGCCGCCAGTTCGACGTTCAGGAAATCGCCTTCGACCCGGCGCTGAGCATGTACTTTGCCGGCAAGCTGATCGAAGAAGGCCTGCCGCTGGTCGAGATCACGCAGCGCGCCATGTTCTTCACGCCGGCATTGATCCAGGTCGAGAACATGGTGCTGGAGAAAAAACTGAAATTCGACGGCAACCCCGTCATGACCTGGATGGTCAGCAACCTGGTGGTGAAGGTCAGCAAGTTCAACGAGCTGCGATCTCCCACCAAGGAACGGCCTGAAAACAAGATCGACGGACCCATGGCGATGCTGATGGCGCTGGGGCGTGCCCTGGCCAACACGCCAAAGGACAACATTGATGATTTCCTCAACGAACCGATCAGCTTATGAGCCTGCTTAGCCGTTTTTCGAGCTGGTTTGGCCGTGGCGGCGCCCTTGGGGAATCCGCTGGCGTGCAAAACGACTCGCCCTCCGTTGCGCTTGGCAGCGATCTGCTGAACGTCGGCGTGGACGGCGCGCTGCAGCTCAGCACCGTGTGGGCCTGCATTGATCGCCGCGCCACCACCGTGGCCAGCCTGCCATTTTTCGTGTACGCCAGCAAGGACGGCCAGCGCACCCTGGCCCGTGACAGCCGCCTGTATGCGCTGATGAGCGACTCGCCCAACGCGCGAATGACGCCGTTCGAGTTCTGGCGCTGCATGGTCATGAATCACGACCTGCGCGGCAATGCCTACGCCCGCATCGACCGCGATCAGGCCGGCGAAGCGGTGGCGCTGTGGCCCATGCCGTCTGACCAGGTGGAAACCATCGTGCTGAGTGACGGCGCCATGGTCTACAAATACACCTACGGCAGCGACATCGCCATCCTGGCGGCCGAGAACGTGCTGCACATCAAGAACCTGGGCAACGGCACCACCGGCCTGGCCAAGCTCGAGTTCATGCGCCCAGCCACCACCGAAGCCGCCAAGTCGCAGGAAGCCGCCACCAAGGTCTTTGGCTCGGGCGGCAAACCCACCGGCGTGCTGATGGTGGACAACGTGCTGAGCGCCGACCAGCGTACCCGCATCAAGGAACAGTTCAAGGGCCTGGCCGAAGGCAGCACCGGGCGCCTGATGGTGCTCGAAGCCAACATGAAATACCAGCAGCTCAGCCTGTCGCCCGAGGATCAGCAGCTGCTGGAGACCCGCAAATTCAGCGTCGAAGAGCTGTGCCGCTGGTTCGACGTGCCGCCGGTGCTGGTGCACCACAGCAACGTCACCGCCTGGGGCACCGGCATCTTCGAGATCAAGGACGGCTTCTACACCCTGTCCATCGCGCCGCTGTGCAAGAACATCGAGCAAGCCTTTCGCAAGCGCGTGATGACGCCCCGCCAGCGCGCCACCATGACCGGCGAATTCAGCATGGATGCCCTGTTGCGCGCGTCCATCAAGGACCGCTTCGAGATTTACGCCAAGGCCGTGCAGAACGGCCTGAAAACCCGCAACGAATGCCGCCAGCTCGAAAACGACCCGCCGATGGACGGCGGCGATGAGTTGACGGCGCAGAGCAACCTGGTGCCCATTGAAAAGCTGGGCGAAGTTGGAAACGGAGCCAAGAA